AAAAAAGAATCTGAATAATAAATAGGGAGGCAATATGTTTGAAGAACGTATTAAACAGCTAAAAGCAGAACGTGATAATCTTACCATGAGAATCGCTGAAGTTAATTTCTTAATCAATGGTTATGAAACCGCTGAAAAAGATAAAGCTGATAAAACAAAAAAAGAAAAAAAGTGAATAAACCAAAAGTAGATGAATACCGGCTTGACGTTGTAGATAGACTTGCAAGGATTGAATCTAAAATGGAAGCAATCCATAAAGAGGCTACGCATACAAAACTCGAGATTCAATTGCAGAATGGACGTGTTAGATCGTTAGAAGGCAGTATGGCAAGTATTAAGGGCGTTGGTTCAGTTGTAAGTATTGTCTTTGCCGGGTTTATCTCTTATCTATTTAAAGGGAGAATATAATGAGTGATTGGTTCAATTGGACAAATTTCTGGTATCTTATGGGCATAATGGTTGCCGGTGGTGCAACATTTGTTGGCATGAAATACAAGAAGATGGTTGCAGAAATGAAAGACGTTTTCAAAGCACTTCAAGAGGCGTATGCTGATGATGGTAAACTTGACAACGAAGAACGAAAAAAAATAATGAAAGAAGTTTTGGACGTAATGGGAGCATTACTAAAGATAGCTTGGAAATGACCTTCGAAGAAATAATTGACAACGTTTTAGAATCTGAAGGCGGATACGTAAACGACAAAGACGATCCGGGTGGTGAAACTAATATGGGTATATCTAAAAGAGCATATCCAGATTTAGATATTAAAAACCTAACACGTGAAGAAGCCAAACAGATTTATTACGAAGATTATTGGACACCTTCAAAGGCAGACCAATTATCTAATCAATTACGAGAAGTATATTTTGATATGGTTGTAAACTTTGGTATGCGAGGTGCTGCGAGAGTATTACAACAGGCGTGTAATGGCAAGAACACCTATAAAATAAAAGTAGATGGCAGAGTAGGCGTTGCAACAATTAGTGCATCGAAGAATTTAGAACCAGACAGATTAAGAGCGTACAGAGTTTTAAAGTTTGCCAACATTGTAATAAAAAAGCCAACACAAGAGAAGTATTGGTTTGGTTGGTTTAGAAGGGCAATACGAGTGTGAACGTACCCGAAACCATAAGCCATATTAAAGAGATAGCAAATGAAATTGACTTGAACACACTACAAGACAATCCGGAGGCGTATTTTAGAGATTTGGTTGATTTAATTAGTATTATAAAAGATATGGATCAGCCAATGATTGTCAATATTAATGATTTAAATGACAGGATACACAAAGCATGAGTACATACGAAGCTACATATTGCGACACAAACACAGACTTGCAATATATTGTTCCGGATATTAATAACTACAATTTAAGACGTGTAGTGCCAAGCGATTGGGTTTCATCTGGAACAACAGACTTATATTATCTTTATTCTGCCGGATATGTGACACAACTATTCTATAATGGCGAAGAAATGACTTCGGTTACAGATACGCCAAACGCAAATAAAGAGTTTAATTATAACACAAGCACAGGGTTGTTAAGTTTCTTTTTAGAAAATTCTTCTACGTCACTTCTTAATAGTTCAGTAATAGAAGCCGGTAGGGATTGGTACGATACAAAAGTAGAAGCTGTACGAAAAGCAAGTGACCTTTGCAGAAACGTGTTACCTGTCCCAATATACCCTCGTAAAGGCGTTGGGACTGCAAGTGCCACAGGTAATGACTATCCAGAAATAATCGTGCGTTCTACGGCAATAATTGCGTGTGCTGATCTTGTTAGACCTTTTGACAAAGAAAAGGGCGATGAGCTTATGGCAATGGCTATGAATCCAGAAGGCACAGGATACTTGGATATGGTTCGCACAGGTCAAATCGCTTTATCGCAAGATGAAGGAATGGCAAAACATTCTGGTATAATACGAGAAGTATCTATTAATGCAAACTCAACAGGTAGTGTTATAGACGTAAGAGGCAGACCTTCAGTTGATTGGGATGTTATTAAGATTGTTATAAGCACAGCGGGAACTTTTACAAGTGGCTCCGCTTCTGGCGTGAAATACGATACATTTGTGAAAGATGATACAGGATTGAAGATTGATAAATCGAGCGATGCAGAATTCATTGATGGTGGTTTTCAAGACGTAGGTCATGGTATGCAAGTACGCTTTTCGCCCGGTGTCTATACAATAAACGATGAATGGGAACTCGAGATAAGTGGTATAGTTGATTCAAGAACAATGGCAGTCAAATACGCTGAAGCTGAAAGAATTTAATGGCTTTAAACATACAATCACCACTTTGGGCAGAATCGCATGAACTTTGGAATTCAGTAACAGGTACAACTTTTGCAACAGGCACAGATGATTCAGATAGCTACGCAAACGTAGTCTATGAAAACGTAATAGAATCCTTACAAGATATTATTCGTAAAGAGTTCCAGATTCCTGTGATTGATGAACACAAAGGCAATCAATCGATTGTAATTGATCCACAAGAAGATTCATTGATTGAGTATTTTGCTTCTGGTCAATCGAGAGCGTATGAAGTAGATATTATTTATACGTTAATGAAGGGTGGAGGATACAGAAGCGTAAAAACGCAATTAACAAGTACCGCAGAGCATTTAAAAAGATTAATACATAACAATTCACACTATTCTCCATCTGGTGTTTATAAGTATCACGATGGACGTGTTGAATCTGTTAATTACGAACAAGACGAAGATAATCTTGATATATGGAGAGCAAACGTGTCTTTTAATTGCACAGTTACGGAAATATACACATGAAGTATAAAATTAGTAAAAAAATTCAATCATTTTCTGCAATTAACGATTGGCAAGGTCTTGGAAAAGAAGTTGCTGAAAAGTTAGAAGATGGTAAAGAAGTAGAAATTAAGAATCCACCAAAACGTTTAGTTGATGGCGGGTACATCATAAAAAAGAAAAAGGAAACTAAATAATGGCAAGTTTAGACAAAACAGTCTATTCCGGAAAACAATTTGAATCTTATGTTTCAATACAATCAGATGCTTTAGGGACAAATGATGTATCCGGTACGCTGTATAAAATAAGAACACCAGAAATCAATGATATTGACACTTCTGCGGGTTCAGCTTTTGCTGATGCTGTACGATCTGGTCAAAGAGTACAAAGACCGACAGACCATATCGCAACATACAAAGGCGGAGTATTTAGATGGTCGTTTAGCGACTACGCAGTTGAAAACGAAGCAGCACTTCAAATGTTGCTTCAATTGGTATCTGAAGATGATAGCCCTTCTGGAACAGTAGCAATAACAGGAAATCAGGGAACAGTTGCGTATGAAGAAGGTGCTTCATCGGGTGAGTATGCGTGTGTTGTTATTTCATCACCAGATGCAGACGAAGATAAATTGATGCACAGTTCCATATTAGAAACGTTGACGCTTACACTAAATCCAACAGTAAACGGAGGAAGATTGACTGCTTCAGGTACGTTTTTTAGTGGCTATCAACCTGTAATTGGAACAGAAGGCACATCGGCAGACGCAACTGCTGTTGATTACACAAGAGGATTTTTTGATTGTACAACAATGAGCATTGGTGGCGATGACGTTGTAATCAATAATTTTGAAGTAACAATTAGTAATCCGGCTCAAAGAGTAGGCTACAAAACAGTCAATTCAGTAAGTCACGAACCTTCTGCTTATATGCGTGGAGGTATGATTGAAGTAACCGGTACGTTATCAGCGTTATTAGATGATAATGTTACAGATACAATTGACGATTTTAGAGATGGAACTTCTGTAAATATTAGCATTGGAAACGGAACAGAAATTGACTTTGATATACCAACAGCAAAGTACACAGGTTATACACATACGAACACAGATAGTGGAGTATTTATTGACCTACCATTTAAAGGTACTGCTGATGGTTCTAATGCATTAATAACAATAAAAGCAACTTAATAATTAGGGAGGCAAACATGATTGTAAAGGTTGGTAAAAAAGATTGGGACATAAAAGATTGTTCATACGCAGAAAGACGAGAACTGCACAAACTAAACGCAAAAGTATGGTGGGATGGCAAGATGGATGTAGAAGCGTATTATGAGGTACTTGAAAAGGTAGGTATAATAGCCGGTTTAGGAGAAAATGACTTTAAAGATATGAATATGCCAGAAGTAGATCAAGTATTACAAGCGGTATTTTTAGAATATCTTGGTATTGAACCGGCAAAAAAAGATTCAGGGGGTTGAGCCTTGCGGTTTGGTGTTTGCAATTTGGCACACCCGATCCGCGTGATATATATAGAAGCCTCCCCTATACTGTGGCGAAGCTCCCTGTTACTTACAAGCACGATGCAGTTCGTGTAGAAACGCTCGAGGATATATGGAACATAATAGATGAAATATGTAAACCAGACGGACATTATACAGACGGACAAATCTTATATCATTCCGTTCCATTTTTTGCAGATTGCAATCTTCTCATTGAGGATTGGATGATGCAGATGATTACCGAATACAATTACGTTACCAGATTTAATGTGTCGCTTGGTGAATTAGATAATATTTCATCTGACAGATTAGATTGTTTTACAATTATAGATAACGAAATAAACGCTTGTTCACAAGAAAAGGCAAAAAAAGAAAATGGCTGATAAAAATTTAAATATTAAAATTAGAACACCCGGTTCTAAAAAAGCCAAACAAGATATTAGTAGTGTCGATAACAGCATTAAATCTTTAGGTAAATCTGCGTTAAAAGCGGGTGCGGGTTTTTTTGCAGTTAGGGGATTAATAACAGGTTTACAAAAATCGATTGTTTTAGCGGGACAATTTGAAAAAGTAGAAAAAGGTTTTAAAAATTTAGCAACGCAATCTGGTTTCTCTACACAGGCATTATCTAAACTACAACGAGCAACAGACGGCACAGTTTCCTCAATGGAGTTAATGCGACAAGCTAATAACGCTATGCTTTTGGGTATTGCTGATTCAGAAGATCAAATGGCAGATATGTTTGATGTTGCACAACGGCTCGGTTCAGCATTAGGACAAGATACAACTTTTGCTGTTGAATCTTTAGTTACAGGTTTAGGAAGGCAATCAAAATTAATGCTTGATAATCTTGGTATTATGGTTGACGTAAACAAAGCTAATGAAGATTATGCGGAAGTTTTAGGAATTTCTGTAAATCAATTATCAGATCAAGAAAGAAAACAAGCGTTTGTAAATGCTGCAATGGCTTCAGCAAATAATTTAGTAGGACAGCTTGGAACAGAAACACTTTCAGCTTCTGACCATATACAGGTAATGAAAGCAGCTACCGAAGAACTTGCAATTACCTTTGGAACAGAGTTTGGCGGTGCAGTTGTTAGTGCTACTAAAAAAATTACTTCGTTTATAAAAAAATCTGCTGATTTATTTAATCAAACAAAATTGGCAACGCTTGGCAAAGATAATATAAAAATTTTGACTGATATGGCAGCAACAGCAAGAGAAATTGCCGGTAGTGGTGATTTATTAACAATACAGCAAAGTATAAAAGACTTAACAGAGTTAATTAACGATGTTCCTCGATCTGGTATACTTTTAATACCTGTACTAAACGAATTAAAAGATGCAGCACAACAATTAAAAAATGCATCAGTAAACACTTCAAAAATGATTGAAACAGTACAATTAACAGCAGACGAAGCACGAAGATTTGCGGAATTTACTGCACAAGCTGCAACGAGTTTAGCAACGTCTGCACTTATGGGCGATAGTGTTGGAGATGCCTTTAAAAGAATGTTAACGCAACAAATATTAATAACTGCACAAATGAAAATACAAAAAGGCATTCAGGAGGCGATGGCAGCAATGCAATTTGCAACTTCTGGGCCAATGGGATTTATAGCTACTGGATTAAAATTTTTATTTGGTGCATCACCAACACAAGCAACACCCTCTCCAAATGTAACAATAAATCAAAACTTTGGTGGTATGGGTGTTATAGATAGTAATTTTGCAGCTAACTCAATAATCCCCGCAATAAACAAAGCAGTATCGACAGGTCAAGCAAGGATTACTAAATAGATGTTATCGTTTGATGCTGACCTTACTAATGCGTTAAAAAACTCAAACACAACAGCATTTTGGGTACTTAAACTATATTATAATGATGAATCTGCATTTGTTGGCGTAAGCGACAGACACAGACAAGACGGAACAGATATTTATTATGGTATTGTTGCAACGTGGGGCGTGTATCGTCAATCATTAGACTTTTTTAACTTTACAACATCGACTGCAAATATGTCGGTTACATTGCTCAACAATGATAAGTCAATTAAAGGCGGAAGATTTACCGATTTATTCGCAACTAATAACTTTGAAAATCGCAAATGGGAATTATTTTTAAATACAAACGAAACAGCTACCCTTGACACACCGGAACGAATGATTGGCACAGGTGTTATTTCTGGTGAAGTGGACTATGATCGTAATAATATTGTTTTATCATTATTAGACAACAGCACAAAGTTTCATAAAAGACTGCCAACAGCAACAGTTGCAGAATCAACATATAGCGGAGTAAAGATAAAAAATGCCGGGAAACCTATACCAATGGCATTTGGTGATTTTCATGCTAAAACAGATATTGGAACTATTCCAACAGGTCATTTTGATAGGTTGCATAATTTTTATAAAGGAGCATTTCCCGCAATTATTGTAGATGAATGGGATGTGCAAGGACAAGAATCAAAAGCATTAGCAGATAATGAAGCAATACACACATTAGATGCGGAGAATATTTATACCTATATAGATGGTTTCTATGCAACACTTACAAACGCTAATAACGCAGTAAGCCTTCCAACTTCTGGAACATATAATGGTAAATCATTAATTGATTTTAGAGGCAAAGAGGCATCTGTATATCTTCCATTAAGCACGTCTAATTTAGCAGCAGAATCAGTAACAGGAAGCGGATCAGTAGCTAACGAGGAAAGAGTGGGAGATGGCTCTTTTTCGGCAGTTGCACAATGGTTGGCAAACGGAGCAACAACAAACAATTCTGTTACAAGTTTAACTTTTGCATTTCCAAAGATTAATAAATTAGGTACATACTCTGGCGTAAATTTATTAACAAAATGGGGAACTGTTACAGATTTCACAGCAGAAGGTGCAAGTGGTAATTTTACAATTACAGTTGGCTCAACAGGAATTGCAGAAAGTAACGCTGTCACAAACGCAGAAACAGAACGAGATGCTTCAAGCTATTTCACATCAGCAAAAAGAGAAGCATGGGATTTTGAAGGCTCTATTGTTTACACATTGAATGCGGGAAGCGGTAACAATGATAATGCTGCACAAATATATGAATCTGGTTTACGAGTTGATTTTACATTAGATAACATTATTGAATACCAAGAAGAAGAAATATTTGAAGGTTACAGATACGCTCAAAGAATGCGAAACGATAACGAAAGAGTTGGTTATGAAGGTTATCAAGAATTTTATACGTATGTAATACAACCTTCAATCGTAGTTCCCGCAAAAATTGATTATGTATATTATCCTGGAAAAGGCAGAAAGTATGGTGCTTGGATTGATACGATAAATTCAAACGCAAGAAATTCTGAAAATGGTGGTTCTGCTGATCCCGGTTATGCTGCAAATGATTTGATTGAAAATCCTATTTATATTATTGAAAGCGTTTTGCGTGACGAATTAGGTCTTGATTCATCAACAACAGGGATTGAAATAGATGTTGAAACTTTTGATGCTTCTGGTAATACGACTAACGGAAATTTAGGTTCAGTATATGTTGATGCAGTTGCAGATATAAAGTTTGCTTTTTCACAATTTAAATTTATTGATTCACAAGACTTTGTAAATAAACTTGCAAAACTAACTTTTTCATATGTGTTTATGAGTGGTGACGGAAAGTTTAAAATCAAAACATTAAGAGCATCTGGCGATTATTCGTCTGTTGACGCAACAATAAATTTTGATGATATTAATTTAAATAAAGTTTCAAAGACAGCGTTAAGTCTTGTTAAGAATAAAATTGTTTTTAAATACAATTATGATTATGGAGCAAAGCAAACATTATCTGAAACAACATCGAGCGACTCAACTTCTCAAGGTTCAACAGTTAATGGTTTTAACCAACCCGCTACAATTGAAATTCTTGCAAGTCAAATAATAGATGACACAACAGCAACAAAGTTAGCTGCTGCATATAAAGATTTAATGAAAAGTAGAAAAAACATTTTAAGATTTTCAACAAACAGCCCAAAATATAATCATCTTGAAATTGGTGATATTGTAAACTTTACAAATTTTACAAATCCAAAAATTTACGGCACAGAGGTCAATGACGGAAGCACAAACAAGTTTTATATAATAACAGATATAAGTAAATCAATTACGTCAGCCGATATTGAATGTATACAAGTTGGCGATGTAGATGTTTAAGGAATTTAAATGGCAAATATGAACATAGGCACACCAAGATTTTATCCCGATCTACTTAATTATTTAATGAGTAGAGGTGTAGCACAAAACGGAAACTTTGATGTAACTGCAACAAACGCATCTAATAAGTTTATGGGAACTTTTACAACAGGATCAGAAGCAGAACTTTTTGATATGAATCCTTTAAACAAATGTACGTTTGATACAAGTGCAGACACAGACGGACACGTTTTAATTACAATTGATACACAAAGTACCACATTTAAAAAGTCATATATTGCAATATTAAATCATAATTTAGTTTCATCTGTTGGTAAAATAAGAGTATTTGCCGGAAACGAAGCATCTGATATAACTGCGTTAAATGGTGGCAATGCTGACACAGCAGATATTGCTTGGACAAATGACACTATGGTTGAGGTTGTTAATGGAGATACAACAATTGCTGCCGCAGATGATAAAGATGTTGTAATTGAACCGGCAACCGATGGAAGCACCATAATACGTTTTGCAGAAAACACGTTAAGATATTGGGCAATTCAATTTGAAGGCAACACAACCAATACAGGCGTAGCAGAAAACGGAACGTGGGGCAGTACAGATTTCTTTGTTGGTTGTATTATGATTGGCGAATACTTTGATATGCCTCATGCACCAGATTTAGAACTTACCAGAATGATTTCATATAATAGATTAAACGATTTACAAGAATCACATGGTGGGCAAAGATTTAGCAATTTAAAGTCGTTTGGTAGAACAGCAACAAGCACGTCTAAATCGCCGTTTACAACCGCATCTAATAGTTATGATATGTATGGTGGACGTATAATATATGATATGTCATTTAGCTTTTTAAATAATACAGAAATTATGCCAGATGAATACGATATTCTTGCAGCAGATGATAACTTTGTATCTGATGTCTGGAACATGACAAACGGAAACCATTTGCCTTTTATTTTTTCAATTGATAAAGACTCTGAAGGCGATAACGCAGAGAGTGAGCATATATTTGGACGATTTGCTAACAACTCATTAGATATGACACAAGTCGCACCAGAGATTTATAATATTAAATTAACAGTAGAAGAAGAATTTTAATGAAGCATATACATATACGAATATCTGTGCCTTTTCTCAAAGTTTTAACAATAGGATTAATTGTGTTGGCTTTTATTTTGTCTGCTTGTGAAGATATACGAGTTGGCAAATCAAGAGCAGAACTTGCTCAAGAGCAATGGCGTACAGATAGCTTATTAAAAACAATTCATTACCAGATGGATTCTGTGGCAATGGACTTTAATAAATTATATATAGATGCACAGCGTATTAATAATGGAAGTAAATAATGATTGAATTTATGTTTGGAATTATTTGCGGTATTTTTATTGGAATGAATGATAATGAGCCTGTACCCTATCAAACAATAACTTATACAGATAGCGGCAGAGTAGTTAAGGTTTACAGTACATCAGCTTTTAAATATCGTTATATGCCAGACAGCTACGCAATAGGATGGAATACAAATAATTACAACTATTGGGATACAAAAGATTTCATAAAACCCATTTACACTAAAAGCGTTGTAATCAATAGAAAACCAAAACCAAGACCTAAACAAAAGAATAAAGATGAAGAATAATTGTTGTTGTTGTTGTAGATGTAATAATTGCAAAGGAAATAAAAAATGAATGACAATTTTTTTATACCACAATTAGTTGCAATGCTATTCTTTGGTTATATGATATACGAGTTTAATAAAAAATGAATAAAGGTTTAAACGCAGACAGTCAAATTCACATATCCGTAGCCCTGTTAATAAAAGCCGGGTTTCTTATTTGTGTTGTAGTAGGAAGTTGGTATCAAGCACAGATGCGATTTGCTAATCATAAAATTAGAATAGATGATCTTGAAAATAAAATAGTTGTTTTAACTGCTTCAGTCGAAGGAATGGAGCAAGAACACATAAAATCACTACAATCAGCAAAAGTACAATTAGAAGAAGAAAATAAAAGTTTAATGCAAAAGTTAGGATTAAAAAAATGATGGAAACATACGCAGAGTATGGAGCAATTGGTGTAATTGTATTTTTATTTATAATGATGATTATGAACCTAATAAAAAGCCAAAAAATGCAAAACCAAGATTTAGATGATATACGTCAAGCTAACGCAAAACTTGAAACTAAAATGGGAAACGTAGAATCTATTGTCTTAAAAATGTTAGATCGTTGGAACAAATCCGATGATATTAGCCAACGACATCGTGAAGATATCGTACGTGAGTTAAATGATGTTACTGATGACCTTGCATATCTAAAGGGACGTATAAACGGAAAATCATAATTTAAAGTACACATACCAAAGTACCCTAAAAACCCTCATATTCGCTTTGTATGGGGGTTTTTTTATTTGTTTGTTTTATAACTTATTTAGTATTACAATTGGTTATGCTTAAATCGATTAAATCAAATTATTTACCGGCACGTCCATACAACAGGCACACGTCTGTGGTCGATTTAAGCACCGATTTTAGTGCCGGTAACATTTTAAGAAATAACCACTTCGAAGGCTCTTGCCTTGTAGTCATCTCTCTCTCCTTGACCGGAGTGGTTAAATTAAAAGAGGAAAAATAATGGATTACACAGTTACAGTAAAAATACCAATGTATGTAACAAAAGAAATTTATGTAGATGATGCTACGAGTAAAACAGATGCTCGTAAAAAAGCAAGAACGCATATAAAAGGTAATGTAAATATGTACGATGAGAGTGGAGATAGTGATACAGAATACGATGCTTGTAAAGCAACAATTTTAGAAGTTAAGGAGGACTAATGATGCAATTAGTTAAACGTAAAAAACGAGCTAAATTAGCTAAAAAAAACAATAATATCCGCAGAGCAATATTTAAATACACCGAAAGCTCAAAACGTCAAAAAGATAAAAAAACTTTAACTATTGAAGAACAAGATGCAAAATTTGAAAAAGCATTTCCAAACTATAAAGAGGTGATTTAATGTCAGTAAAAATACATGGTAAAGAATACATCACAGTTGATGAACGTGTTGAATTGTTCCACGAATTATATCCTAATGGGATGATTGTGACAACACTTTTAAAGATTGAGAATGATCAGATAATGTTTAGAGCAACAGCAACACCAGACGTTGAAAAGCCAGAGCGTTTCTTCACAGGTCATGCAGAAGAAGTTGTCGGCAGCAGTCAAATAAATAAAACATCAGCAGTTGAGAATTGTGAAACATCGGCAGTTGGTAGATGTTTAGGTTTTTTAAATATTGGACTTGTAGGCTCGATTGCAACAGCAGACGAAGTAAGTAACGCAATACACCAACAAGATGATACCTTGCTACCTTTAGGCAAGTATAAAGGCGATAGTTGGTTAGGTGTTGCACAGAAAGATTCACTGTATTTAGATTGGGTAGCTAATAAATCAGAATGGGATGAAAAGTTTAAACAAAAAGCACGTGAAGCATTGAGTGGATTGGAAGAATAAAGAGTGGTACGATTTAATCGAGAAGTTTGCGGTTGCTCAAAGTCTGATGGGTGTCAAAAA